GTCCCGTTGGCGGTTGAGAAGAGAGTATCATTTACGGTGACCGGACCTGCGAGCAGCGTCACCTTGACGGTGTTGCCGCCGAGGAACTGAACGGTGACGAGGTCGCCGCTTGCAGCGTCGATGGTAGCCACGCCGTCAGGCAGGGAAGCGGTGGCGGAAAGACCGACGCCGCGGTTGCTGGAAATCGAAACGAGGCGGAAGGCGGTGATAGCCGCGTTCGCGACGAACGTGCCGCTGTTTTGGTAGGAAGTTGCCATGGTAGTTTTAGATTAGAGTTTGACGAGTTCGCCGCCTTGAACGCGCGCACGATAGGCAGCGTAAAGCTCGGCATGGTTTTTGATCGCGAAGGTGATGGCCTCAGATTTGTTGCCCTTTAGCTCGGTGGCTTTAGCTGCAACGACGTCCTCGAACTTCTGGACCTGCACGACGGGTTTGACTGCTTCGGCCGAGGCAATCGGAGCGGCTGGCGCACCGAAGGACTTGGCAAATTCTTTGACGGCGGCGAGCGCAGCGGTGTTGGCCGCGAGCTGCACGACTTCGTTCTGCGCGCTCATGGCGGCAGGCTTGTCTTCTTTCGGAGCGAGAGCGCTTTCGAGCTTCGCGACTTTCTCATTCATGCTCATCATGGCAGACTGAATCATGCCTTCGATGGCCTTCTTCATTTCGTCATTCATCGTTTCAAGTTTTGCTTCTGGTTCCGGCGCGGTCTGGAGTTGCTCCAGCTTGCGCGCGAAAAATCCGTTCGGGTTCGCGGCCGGTTCGGACACGAGATCCACCGAGTAGATTTCGGAACACCTTTGCAAAGTCGTGAGTTTGTCGGTGCTTTTTTCCGACGGACCCGAGAACGCAATCGACAGCCCGAACGTGTCGGGAATCCGCTCGGCGATCTCCAAAATGTAAGCGCGATGCGGCGAGGTTTGCAAAAGGTGCAAATCGCCGAGCAGCTTTTCTCCGCTGATGCGCAGCGCGTCGATGTAGCCGACGATGTCGCCGGCGCCGCCGCTGTGGTTGAGCTTTACCTTGAGCCCGCCCGCGTATTGCTCGGCCGCGGTCTTCACCTGTGCCAGCGTCTTGTCGTCAATCATGACGCCGTGGCCAAGCGCCGGCCCTTTAGTGATCAGCGAGACGCCGCGAATGATGCCGGCTTCGGCATCGATGACGCCTGCGGAGGCTGAGAAAGTAATGACGGGTTCCATCGCCTAAGCGATGGCCGTCAAAACCGATCAGCGCTTTGTCTTCTTTTTCCGACCCTTTGGAGCGATTGCGACGACCGGCTTCTTCTTCGCGCCGATCCACGGAGCGACGGCAAAGACCATTCCGAGTCCCGCCGCGACGCTTGCGAACCGTTCAAACGTGAGAAGCGCCAGGTCTGCGGCATCCTTGTGCGTGCGCGAAATCGTCAGCTCTTCGTGCAGAGCCTTGTTGATCAGCGCCGTCATCGGCTCGATAACCGCGTAAAGCTCGGCGGTCATGGCCGGCGAGTTGAGCGTTTCAATTTGCCCGGCGTCGCAGGCTGACCGCGCTTTTTTGAGGTAGGCTGCAACGAGTTTGTGCTGCGCCACGAGTTCTGTCGGGTTGCCAAATTCCGCGAGCAATCGCTCCGCCTCGGCTTGGAGCTTCGCCAGCGAGTCGCAAAACTCCTTCGCGTTGATCAGTCCCTTGCTTGCCTTTGCCTGACCGTCCACGATAGCCAGCCCGTAAATGTCGAACAGCGGACTGAGCACGTTGCTCGTCATCTCGAATTCTTTGTCGCTCGCCGCGATGTGCTTCGAGACCGATTTGACCGTGACCACTCCGACGCCCGCGAAACAGATGACGGTCGCGGCGAGCGCAGCGGTGATCAGCTTCGGATTCATTATTTCTTGAGCAGCTTGCCCGGGTTCTTGGAATACTTTTTTGCCAGCGTGGTCAGCCCGTCGATAATCTCAGGCGCGAGCAGCCCGGCGACGCCGTAGGTCACGGCCTTCACGAGTGAGCTGACCTCGATCTGCTCCACGATAAACCAAGCGAGCGTCGAGACGATGGCCGCCATGATGACGCGCCGCACGCTGTCCCAGATCGTCCCTTGGATCGGGTTGGCCAGTAGGCGAGCAATCATGCCAGCGCCGCCGATGACCGCAGTCAGCCAGCCCGTTTCTTTCCAGAGCCTAGCGACTTCCATCAGGTCTTTGTGGTCGTTCATTTTTTGCGGCTCATGCGATCTCCGAACCACCAGCCGATGCAGTTGAAAGCGCAGAATTGAATCTCATCAATCATCTCGGCCTGCTCAAGTGCGGTGACGCGAAAGAAGACAATCGTCACCAGAACCAAGAGGAGCAGCGTGATAAGTGGGCGAAACAGCGTTATCAAATTTGCTGCCCATGCCGAAGTGTTGGCCGGAGGTGTCGCCGCCTGCTGGCTCGCGGTGAACGCATCCCACTTTGCCTTGTCGCTGGCGATCTCAGCCATCGCCTTTGCCTCTTCGAGCTTTCGCTTGTGGTCCTGCCCGGCCTTGTAGTTCTCGAAAAAGCCGTTGCCGATGCGGAGCAAAACACCGAGTGCGCCGCCGCCGAGAGCATTTGTGAGCAGGTCGAGCATGGCTTATACCTTCTTCGGATTCGTCAAACGGCGGAACAAAAAATAAGGCAGCCAAATCCACTTTGGGATTCGCGTCACGCTCACCTCGGTGCCTTCGATGCGCGGCATCTCCGCATCCCAGAGCTTCAAACGAATCGGCGACCCATCGGGTGAACAGCAATTCACCAAAGAAACCATGCGCGTCGGAGCGCGGCCCGGCTCCCAGTAATTGTCATACTGCCCGAGCTCAATCGTTCCGCTCACGACCGAGCCGTAAAGCGTGAAGCCGTTGATTGCGCCCTTGATCGTAACCGAGCCGTGAATCGTGCAGTTCTGCACCGTGTAATTCGAGCCGCGCACGCAATCAATCGAGTCCTCGCGGCTGGCTGGAATGGTCAGCCCGCTGATGACAAGCCCCGTGCAGTTGGAGCATTTAACGAGATCGTCGTAGTTCTCAGGATCGAGCGGTGCCTGCCACTCAGCCGCGTTCACCGTCAGTCCGTTGTCCTGCGGCCCAACGTAGCTGCGCCAATTCGTGTCCGCCGTCCCGCTCATTCGACCTTCGTTTCCTTTGGCTTTAACGCCTCAGCAATCTGTTCCGCGCACTTGCGGAGCAACTCGTGCTCCTCGGCCCGTAAAGGCGCAAGGCGGGAGGCTGTGAATAGGTTTTGGAGTGCTTGTTCGTTGGTCATGTTAGTCGTTGGTCGTCTTTGCGTGGATGTAGTAGGTCGTTCCACCAATCACCATCGTAATTGTGCGGTTGGGCGATGTCGGACTGACGGTGTTGACGGTGTTTCCGATGGCAAGTGCTCCCGTCGCGCTCAACGCGCCGGTGACGGCTACTCCGGTGGAGCTTATTGCCATGCGCTCTGGTCCGCCGACATAAAACTTCAAGGCAGACGCGCTGTAAGCAATGGCATCGTTTACGCCTCCGTTGAACCCGAGATTATTGCTTACTATAACATTCCCGCTTACAGTAAATCCTGTGGAATTGAACGTGTGCCCTAAGCCGCCCGCAAAAACGTCAATTTGGTTAGCCTTCGTCGCGTGAGTCGGCCCGTAAACGGTAAAGCCCGAAGCTCCGGTTGAGTTGAAAATTGAAGACGAGCCGGTTGAAGTCCCTCCCAGAATGTTTGAGTTTGCCGCGCTTAGGGTTAAGTTTCCCGTCGCGCTCAACGTCGTAAACGCGCCCGTGGATGCCGCTGTCGCTCCGATGGCCGTGGAGTTTAGGCCAGTGGAACCGAACACCGCGACGGGCACGTTGGCCCGCACGATATACACGTCCTGAGCGTCGAGTGTGCCGACCCGGCCATTAGTGCCGTTGTGGTCAAGCGTCATGCGCGTCGATCCGCTCGTTTGCGCGACGATTTGAAAAGATGCGTTTTGGGCGGTGATTGTCGTAGCCGCCACCGTGCTCGGCGTCGTGGCTCCGATGGCCGTCCCGTCAATGGTCCCGCCGTTGATGTCCGCCGTGTCAGCCACGAGCGAGTCAATGTTGGCCGTGCCGTCGATGTTCAGATCGCGCCACTCGTGGCCCGTCACGCCGAGGTCATAGGTGTTGTCGGTCGCTGGGTTGAGGTCGCTCGCCACGCGAGCGTTGAAGACAACCGTGTCGGTGTTGCTGCTGCCGAGGGTCGTGTTGTCGTTTACGGTTAGTGCCGTTGCCGTCAGACTCGTAATGGTGCCAAGAGATGTCAGCGAGGACGCCGTAACGCCAGACGCGAGGGTTGCGCCTGTCAGGGTTCCAGCCGCTGCGGTGACCGTAATATCAGCCGAACCGTTGAAGCTCACGCCGTTGATGTTTCGCGCCGTCTGGAGGATTGTCGCGCTTCCGGCATTGCCGGTGATTGTCGTCTGGTCGCCGGTGTTCGTGCCGCTGACCGACGCCGTGCCGGTGACTGAAAGCGCAGGCGTGCTTGTGCCCGTAAGGGTCACGCCGTTTAAAGAGGTGGCAGTCGCCGCGCCGAGAGTTGGCGTCACGAGGGTTGGACTGGATGCGAACACCAGCGCGCCTGATCCCGTCTCGTCCGTGACCGCCGCCGCAAGATTGGCGCTCGATGGCGTCCCGAGGAACGTCGCAACGCCGGAGCCGAGACTCGTCAGCCCGGTGCCGCCGTTCGCCACCGCGACTGGCGACGTGAGCGAGAAGACCGACCCGGTCAGCGTCAGCCCGGTGCCGGCGGTAAATGTTCCCGCGCCCGAGAACTGCGACCACGGCAGAGCGGTCGTGCCGAG